GTTACTTTCTTTCCTCCGTTAGGTGTTGTCTGGAAGGCGTGTATCACCTTAGCGTCTGCTAAGATAGACAACTGATCGTAAGCTTCTATCTCTCTGTAGACTCTAGATCCTTTGTCCTTCCTCTTAGGTGAGTTGAGGAGGAATATCCCCAGAGACCTTTCTACGGTGGATGTGCCGTCCTTGTAGATCATGTAAGGTCTAATCCTGTCTACTCGGTAGTCGATACTATCTGTTAAAGGGTTTTTTCCCTTAGCGTTATAGTTGACATCTATACGTAGGTCTACGAAGCGAGGAGTTGTATCCCTCATGGATACCCTATCGAACTCCCACTTGAGCCTCATCTTGAGGTTAGTGGAGCTAGGGCTACCAGAGATAGTTGTTATGTTAGCTCCATTGACGGCTAACGTGAAAGGTGACCAAGTAGTCCCACCATCCGTACTCGTTTGGTAATATAGATCATTCTTAGGGCGATTAACCTGCGAGGGGTTGTATCTAGCGTAGATTGTATCAAAGTAGAGCCTAGCTTTTTGGAAGGTAGGATTAAAACCGTCAACTACTTTGTTGTACGATATGTCGAACACTTGGGAAGTAGTTGAGCCTGAGTTATTAAACCTCTTAGATACTACACCTGAGTCAAAAACATAGAAGTTACCAATTTGTATCTTAAAGGATTCTGAACCCTCAAACCCTGCAGCGATTGTCCATAACCATCCACTAGTAGAGCCTGTCCCTAATTCGTAGTAGCCTTCACAGAAATACCACCCACTACCGAGTGACTTAGTAGTTAATTGATTGTCTGGTATCTTAAGATTGCCTGTCCAGTTGTTACCCTCATTAGCTGAATCTGGCAAATACCACACAAAAGGCTTAGATGACGAAACAGCGCCTCCTACCTCCAGCTTATAACAAAAACAAAAGTTAACATACCTAGGTGCTGGTACTATAATTCTCATATCAGAAACGATTCCGGCTTGATGGTACGTTGTAGCTGGTTTATTTATCGTCATTGTATTTCCGTAGGCCCCATTTCCTGTCCCTGCTGTCCATGTAGCAGTAGTCAATGAGCTAGGCTTATACACATTCCAGTCCTGCCAGATTGTCCCTTGGGTAACTGTTTTTATCTCACCAACAAACTCTGAATTCATTCCATTGTAATTCCAAGCCCTCGTTTGTGGTAGCAACTGACCAGTGTTTGTACCTATCCAGTCGTCAGTTGACCACCCACTAACAGGGAAGTTAAGAGTTGTATAGGTGTTGCCTGCTGTGAGGTTTATATTCTCTGGAGGTGGCGCTTCCTCTCTGAGCTTAAAAGTCGCTGTCCTATGGATACTCGAGAAAGCATTAAATGAGACCTTCCCCTCAGCGATATTACTAGCTTCACCTTTTTTGACATTGTTCTTATCTAGGATATCGTACCTAAAGGATACCTCCCTAGTACCTTCGTTAAACCTCGCTCGTGACACCATAGTGACAACTCCTTTCTAGTTAGTGGCTCCACCATCTACCTCTGTTAATGTAGCGCTCATGTTGTATCCTCCAATGTAATCCGATTCAGACACATCGGAGCACGATCCATGGAAGCTTCTACCGTAGTTATCTCTGTACCAAAAATCATTATCCATTAGGATTCTTTCTATATCGTAAACTTCCTGAGTAGTTTCAACCCACCAAGTTAAATCGACTGTTTGGCTTCTCATCATACCCACCTCTGCAGCAGGTCTTTTCCTGCCGGCGAACTCCATGAGCTGAGTTTCTCTTCCTCGTTTACCACTTCTAGACTGAACAACATTCAATCTAGTTTGAGTAGCCAAATCAGAATAAGGAGCTACCGTTACTACATCTAAACACTCAGTGTCTACTTTAAACCAATCAGGGCTATATGTTGTGCCAGACCCATCTGCGTTAGTTGACCTAATACGATACCAATAACGTGCTCCAGAGTTGGAAACTGTGTAGTCAATAACACTAGTTAAGCTTCCTCTGGGTACACGCCTTACGACTATGGCCTTATCAGGTGCGTCATAACTGTTTGCTCTTTCTAAATAGAGAATATCTGTGGAGGCTCCACCTGAGTAGGTGAAGTTCACCACAGCATTCCCGTTAGTATCAATCGTTATAGCTGTTAATGTAGCTTGTCCTGCCATGGTTAACCTCCTCAGTATTTTCTAATTGATTGTTGTAACCCTGAGTAGTCCATTCCTCCGTAGCCACCGCCTGAAGTGTTAACTACCTGCTGAGTCACTCTATCCTCGAACTCTTCGATGCCTTTAGAGTCAAGCCCTACAGTACCATCTACTTTGACTACGTGGTTGACTGTCACAGATGTTCTGCCTCCAGTGAATGCTTCTAGACCTGTTCCTGCTAGGGCTACGCTTGCTGTATCAGCAACTCCTGCGAATGCTCTCCCTATAGATCTCTCCATAGATGTAACCTGAGTTAGTGCTGCCTCGTACCAAGTAGGGAAGAATGCTTCACCTGACTTGTCTAGGTCGCTAAGTGGCCCTTTCTTGGCAGGAGAGAACGGTAAGTATTTACGAATACTAGCCATACCATCAGAGACAGCCTGAGCAGCATCTAGAAATTTAGATTTTATACCTCTCACAAATTCTCCTAGCAATCCTTTGCCAGAGTTATAGAAATCTCGGAAGTACCCAGTGAATTTATTTACCATTTTACTGAGCCCATCTGTTGTCGCATAAACAGCATCATTAAATCCATCTTTTACGGAAGATTTAACTCCATCTAGTACTCTTTTAGTAGCACTCTTCATGCTTTCTATTTTGTCATCAACTGCTTGAACCATATCGTTCCATTTTTGTTTAGCATCATTAACCATTTGATTTAACTTATCAGTTGCATCCCTTTTCATTTGTTCGTATTTATCTATAGCTCCCTGTTTCATCTCTTGAGCTTTGTTCTTTACGCTATTAACCATGTCAGTCCATTTCTTAGCGTTATCATTGAGGATGTCCTGTAGCTTCTGAATAGCTCTTTGTTTTAACTCCTCGTATTTCTCGACAACCTTGTCAGCCATCTCCTGAGCTTTCTTCTTAGCATGGTCTACAGTTTCATTCCATTTTTGCTTAGTTTCACCCCACCATTTTTTAACTCCCTCGATCATCTTATCGTGAGCATCTCCAACAGTTTTCTTAATCTCATTCCACTTAGTCTTCATATCAGACCAAAGCTTGCTGAGGTAAGCAGATATTTCATCCCAGTTTTGATATAGGAGTACGCCTACGGCGATCAAACCTACGATGAGTCCTACGACAATACCTATAGGATTAGCCCACATAGCCGTGTTTAAAGCCCACTGAGCAGCAGTACCTAATACGGTTGCCGTTCTCGCTAATCCCATCATAGTAGCAAGTAGTTGCAACCCTTTAGCGATCGTACTAATAATCATCATAGCCTTGAAAGCTATATTAGCAGCTAATATCCCTGCAGTTACACCTGCGATGACAGGAAGTAATAAATCTAGGTTGTCTAGGAAGAACTTAACTGTATCATTGATAAGCTTTAAGACAGTATCTAGTGCACCCGACTCCCTAGCCCACTCTAGGAATCTAGTAGTCATCTCTATAATCTGAAGCGAGACAGGATAAAGCCCCTGGATTAAATCCCACAGAGTCAAAATGATCTGTTTGATAAATTGCATTATGATAGGTGTGCTCTCTTGAACCTGCTTAACGAAATCTTGGAAGGCAGGATTACTCTGTAGACCCCAAGCCCAGTCAGCAAACTTCTTAGTTAGGTCTACCATGCCATCTCCGAGTTGCATACCTAGAGGAGTGAAAGCAACCATAATTCCACCAAATCCACTCAGGATATTCCCAGCAGACTTCATTACTTTTTCAAACATTGGAACCGCATTAGTGTTCATGTGCTCAAAGAACTTATCAGCTTTGCCTTGCTCAATAGCTTGGTTCATCCATTTCATCATTCCAACGAAGGACTCACCAACACCTTGGAAGGAAGGGAATAATCTCGTCATGGTATTACGGAGGAAGTCTGTTGTCTCAGCGATTAACCTCAAGTTAGTCGGAGTCATCTTGTCTTCCATCTCTCGCCAAGCATCTTTGAGTTCATTGATAGCAACTACTGCCTGACGTTCCTCCTCAGTCATACTCTCCATGATAGCCTGCACCATAGCCATCGCCTTAGCATATCCCTTTGTGTCACCTGCTATGAGGGCGGCATTCGCCTTGAGGTGTGCCTGCTCAAGGTCATTTGCCTTCTCGGTGGTCTTCACAAAGGTTGAGAACGCTAAGGCTCCGAATCCTGCGGCTGCTATCCCAGCAGTACCAAACAGGGAAGCGATAGCTCCTAGTCCACCTAACAGAGCTGGGGTCATTGCAGATGCACCTATAGTGATTGCGCCTATGATAGCTGCCATCTTCTTAGCTTCTGACGAGGTGTGCCTAAAAGTGTTACTAGCTCTGTCTTGAGCCTCGATAATAATATCTATAACTGAAGCGATAGTTCTCACCTCCTAGCGATACTTATCAGCTACATTCTTACGAGCTTGCTTTTTGTCGCCTTTCTTCTGGGCTTCTGACTCGTGGTGGTTCTTAGCGTTATGGACTAGTAGTAGCCCTACTATATCTTCGTACGATTCAGCTTTAATCTCAGAAGGCGTCTTATGTAGCAAAGTGCAAAGCTCGTACATCTCTATCTCGGGGAGGATTCCCTTGACAGACTTTCCTCCCACTAGAGATTTCATTTGGCTATCTATTTCTTTTTTTTCTTATCAGATACATCTCCAGCTACCTTGTCAGTAACTACCTTGATAATCTCAGCAGCGAACTCTGGGTCGAATACCTCATCGAAAGTGTGGATCTCGATAGGCAATTTGTTTTCGTTCTCGTCTGTAAAGTCCCAATCTACAATAGACTCAACAGCAAGAGATACCATCATTAGAGAAGCGTCCATGTCGACTTTACCTTTAGCGTCTACCTTTGTAACCTCACCTTGGATACGGCGTTGTGCTCCAAAGGAAGGTTTCTTAAAAGTAATTCGTACTCCTTGAATGTCCTCTGTGTAAGTTTCCTGTTTGTTTAACCATGGGAATTGTTGTTTAGCCATTATAGTTTCCACCTTTCGAGTTTTGGTATTAAGGGAGACTGAAGCCTCCCGAGTTTTATACTGTTAAGTCTGAAACGTCTTTAGATCCAAGCTTCACAGAGATAGTACGGAATAGTACATCTAACTCGTAATCTGTCTCTCCGTCAGCTTCGATACCTAATGAGTCAGTGTCGTACTTAGCGCCACCTAGAGTAATCTCAAAGTAGTTAGCTGGAGTAATTGGATCTGTGAATGTAAGCTTCATAGAGAACTCTGTTCCGTTACGGAAAGCTGTACGAGTACTTGTTCCCATAGGAGCAATCGTAATAGAGCCAGTAATATCTAGAACACCTTCGTTGATATATTTAGGAGTACCGCCATTACCAGTCTGTTTGATAATTGTGTATAAAGCTTCTAGGTTATTAGCTATCTCGATTTCGAACTCTTTAACGTTAGCTGCTGGAGTAGCAGATCCATTGATAAGAATATCTCCATCTGCAAAGGTCATAATCTCATTAGTTGGATAATCATACGAGCTGGCTGCTGTAGCTCCATCAACTGCGTCTAATGATTGAATCTCAGCTTCTACCTCTACAACTTCACCTGCAGAACCACTAATCGTAAGAGTATCAATCTTAGAACCTACATAGTTAGTAATAAACGGAGTTCCATTCACGCACATGTTAGTGTTAACTGAGAAGGTAGGAAGTTCTTGGCAACGCCCTACATTAGAGAACGTATGAACCCAAGCGTTAGCTGCTCCTGTCTTAGTAACCGCTCCGCCTAGTGCGTACCATAAGATACGAGGGTCTTGCAAATAACCACTCCATGTAGCTGTAACCTCTTGTCCTAAAGGTTTGTGAACCGCTACTGTACGAGATCCGATTCCTCGAATAGCTTCATGGTTCTTATTAATCTCTGGCTCCCAGCCAGAAGTAATTCCCCAACTCTTAAACGTTCCTGCTGCTGGAGCAGTACCTTGAGTAGCTTCCTTTCCGAAGGCAATCAATGTATCGTAACCTTGTGTTTGTCTAGCCATCTATTTTCTCCTCCTCATTCGCACCCTTGAAAGGCGGTGCTTTCTTGAATCCCTTCTCTTTGAGAGAAACAATTAAATCCTTATCGAGAACGTCCACAACGAATCCTTTCTCTACTCGGCCATAAGCTGGATAGAGAAACTCTCGAGGCATGTCTGCATCATAGATTAGCCGCATGAGCAATCACCTCCTGAGTCTGTACCACATTGTGGCTTGTCTTGAATCATCTTTGTAGTAACTAATAAAGGAACCCTAGCTCCTTGGAGGAAGTTCACTTCTCCCTCTTGGACTGTGCCAAACTGGATATCGTCATCGAGTTTAACCTCTTGAAATCTACCTCCGAGGGTTCTATTCTTAGCGATGTAGTATTCTACTTGGCTTGTCAGCCACAAACATTGTTCCTCAGCTTCCATCCCATCTAGTAAACTCGTATAGACCCAAAGGTTTACAGAGATAGTAGACTGATAAGCTCCACCTATAGCGATCGGCTTACGAGTTGGCCTTCCGACTATCTCGACAGTAATAGCAGGGAATGTAGGTAGCTGTTGGAAAGGTGCTCGGTAGACATCTACTTTGTCATCACTCGAATTAAAACACTCGATGAGGTAGTCAGCTATGTGAGACTTGACTTGGTTGTAAATACCTCTAGTGGTTTCCATTGTTTACCTCCCTCACTAGTTCATCTATATAGTCATCAAACACTCTTTGGATCATATCTCTGTCGACTGCACTGAAGTATAAGAACGGACGAGCAGGCACAAAAGTACCCCAGCTAGTCCTGCCTCCGTGGTGATGCAAGTTAGCCTTGCGGAGACCTGGCCTGATAGTCAATTTCTTTTTGGATAACTTGTTAGCAGCTCCACTTGTGATTGACTGCTTGAGCGCTCCTGTATCGTTTAATGGCTTTCCGCCAACCCTGTGAGGATGAATCTGGAGAGTGTAATTGCTTAAAGGAACCCATGCAGCAGTTCTAAAACGATTACCTATCGAGTCTTCCATATAAGTTTCGGATCTACGGAGAGGTGTCTTGAAGTCTTCTAGTTTACCTGCTGCACGGAGCATCCTTACATCAAACCCATTGAGTTCAACCCTCATACGTCCATCATGGTTATTGGCCACCTAGCTCACCTACCAGTAAGGATGACACCGATCAAAGAACGGCTCGTCATCATTCGTAGTAGCGTATCCGTTATTCCACGTAGGCAAAGGCTCAACTACGTTTCCGTCCTCATCAATAAGAGTCATGTCTCCGTTGAGGATGTCTTGCAGGAGCTTGTCTAATCGAACTTTGAGGTCTTTGTAGAACTCGTCTAGATTTGGTTTCTGTGAGGTATACATACCTTCAATAAAGAAGTATGTAGTCAGGTCATTGGCAACCTGTTTGATGAAGGGTGGCACTGGGGAGAACGGAACCTTGTAAGCCTTAGCTAGAATACCGTTCATGTAGACCGTAGCTTTGTCGCAGAATACTTGAATGTCTTTATCTGAGACGGAACTCGGTAGTTGTTGCCTGTAGGTAGTGCGTAGATCTTTCGGAGTACTATAACTCACTTGTCATCACTCCTTAGCTTTAGACTTGGGAGCAGGCTTCTTAGTAGGTGCTTTTTTCTCTTCAGCTGACTCTGCGTAGTCAATACTAATGAGGTGTTTTCCGTACTCATCGTCTACCTCCAAGATGTCACCTACTCGGTTGAATAAACTATCTATAGCTTCCACTTTAGCTTTAACCTTCATAGCTTTCACTCCTTTCTTCTCTTGTCAGAGTACCCACCAGATAACTAACGAGGGGGAGTCATTAGCTACCTCATAGGTACTCTGAGAAAGGAAGAACCTTCCTCGGTTGCCTTTAGATCTGTTTCCTAGACTGCCAATCTATTAAGCTGTGATACCAGTGATTAAGAATACTGCACGAGGATCTGTGATGTAAGCTGTAGTGAAGCGAGTAACACGGCCAATAGTAGTCATGTCTTCCTCTTGGTTGTATGTGTGAGTTTGTAAGCCTTCAGCATCGGCGATGTCTCCAGCAGTTCCGCGCTCTACAAATAAAGCTTGGTTGTCTGGATAGTTTTCATCTACGACGATTGATAAACCTAAGAAGTCACCAATGTAGCCACGTAACAATACGATATCTGTACCGTTTTGCTTGAAAGCATCACGAATAGACTTAGACTTAAGAAGTAATGCTTCTGTCTGTGGAGATACCACTAAGGTATCTAAAGAGTAACCAGCCTTCTTAGCTGCAGCCTTAGCGTCTACAATATCAGCGATTAAGTTAGTGTCACCTGTAGTAGGGTCGTTCCAACGGTTACCAGACTTAGTTTGTAAATTTTGGTTAGGAGCAGAAGCTGCACCGTGTAACTTGTCGTAAGCCATAGTGTTAACCATCGCTACTACTGAGTTAGATAACTTCTTGAAAGCACGTTCGAAGTGAGCTGGGTTACCCCACTTTTGCATTTCATACGAGAACGCAAACTCTAAGCCGTACTTACGGATCATTTCAACCTTGGCTGTCTCACTAAGACCAATACGTTTGAATCCTGAGCTTTCACCTACCTCAGGTACTTCCTCGTAAGTATAACGTCCGTTAGCATCTGCATCGCCATCTTTGAAGTACTTGATAGCTAAAGCATCTGCTGAGGTTTTAGTTAGTAACGCATCAGCAATAAATCGGCGTTCTGTTAAGTCTTGAATACGAGCATCCATCATGACTTTCTTAAG